AAAACTACACGATTTCTGCCCTTCCCAAGCCCCGGCCAGGAAGGCGAACCTTGGGAAGTCCTCCGAGGAATTTTTTATATACAATACTTTTCCAGAAATCATGTAGATTTTGTAGAAACCGAAAATTACAAGTATTTAATAGGGAATTTCAATTTTCGGTTTCTACAAAATCTACATGTCTTTTACTGATACCGAAAAAATAGGATTTCCTATTAAATATATAGTTTTGTAGATTTTGTAGAAACCGAAAATTGAAATTCCCTATTAAATACTTGTAATTTTCGGTTTCTACAAAATCTACATGATTTCTGGAAAAGTATTGTATATAAAAAATTCCTCGGAGGACTTCCCAAGGTTCGCCTTCCTGGCCGGGGCTTGGGAAGGGCAGAAATCGTGTAGTTTTTGTAGATAATTAATATAGCAAAAAAATTTTAAAAATAATCTTTCCTATAAGTAATAATGTCAGGAAAATGCAAAGCAGTATTTACCCGTGGCCCTAACAAGGGAAAATTATGTGGTCGTGAATGCAAGGGAAAAAAATGCCCTATTCATACAGAGAAATGTGGAGAATATCGCAGTATTCTTGGAATCTCAAAAAGATATGATAATTTAGTAAGTAAAAATACTGCATTGATCATTGATAGTGAAGCCGCATTAAGAATTTTAGAGAAAGATAAGGATATTGTAGAAAAGAAACTTTATGGTGTTCGATTATTTCTAAAGGATGATGGACTGGTAAAGATCAAAGATTACAAATATATACCGTTCGCCCCTAATACGAAACATAACGCAGCTATGAAGAAAAAAACATTGATAAAAAAGCGAGGTACAATTATAGGTGAAATGAATGATATTCAAAATAAAATCGATACTTTACAAGGTATCAAGAAACTTTATTCCGAGCACATATATGAAAATTAATATAATAATTAAAAATCTTAGTTATTATATATATGGAAACTATCGTTATCGAAGCTATTAAGAATGAACCTGATAAGGATAAGCAAATTCACACAATGCATAACTTATTGGACATATTAATGCAAGAATCCAAAATACTATGTAATGCTATTCAAGAGAAGGATAAAGATTTTGTCATTGAAATATTGGAAATGCAAGTCAAAATTTTTCATGAAGATTTACGTGAAATAGTGAAATATGCACAAAAGAAATACGGCGTAGTACCTGAAGATAATCAAGCTTTGGATATGGTAGAATTTCTAATGAAGGGCATCAAAGTTCAAGAATAAAATATGTTAAATATATATAGAATGAATGGTGATTATATTCGAGATCGTACAAATCAAATTCTACGGGAAAAAATAGCCCTAGGAATGACAGGAGGCGGAGTTCGAGCTGGTGCTCGGAGAAAAGCTTTAAAATGTGCACCAAATATGCATGAACAAAAAGCACATAAAAGACTTGGAAAGCCTGTCCCAGCAAGATGTGTTAGAAATCCAGTAAGAGGAAGGTATCGAGTGAGAGAGAATATTCGCTCTAAACTTCATAAAAAGAAAGGTTGCACGAGCAATCAACATTATGTATTTCCATATAGTCGTAAATCAGGAGTAAAAATCCCGGGACATTGTGCTAAAAATCCAAAACGTCGAGGATCCGGAGTGATGGCAGGGCGACAGAGATTGTACAATGTACCAATTGGTTATAATTACGGAATTAATGAATACGGAATGGATGATGAAATGGGAGGTGTAGTCTTAGGAGCAGCAAGACCAAGATACAGACGAACAAGGGGAGGTGTAGTCTTAGGAGCAGCACGTTGTGTACGTAAGGCATCTCCAGCACAAAGGAAAGCAGCGACACATAACCCTTGGATTCAATTCGTCAAAAAATACAGAGCCAAGCATCCCCATTTATCATATCGGGAGGCTATGATGGAAGCCTCACCACTTTACCACGGAGGTATGTATTAAATTTAATATGTTGTTTAATAATATAATCATGTCATTAAACGCATTAACAGTACCAAATGTGTACCACTTACATGTGGGAAATTTAGAAGTAGATAATACATTTGAATTTGATAGCGCGCAAGAATTAGTAGCACCATTTTTACCATTAGGAATTAACACAACAACGAAATTCGTCGGAACAATACCAGCATTAGTACCAGGACCGAGTGGACCAGTAGGACCCCAAGGATCAACAGGAGCACAAGGACCAACAGGAGCGCAAGGATCAATAGGACCTCAAGGAAACACAGGAGCACAAGGAGTAACCGGAGCACAGGGAGCAACTGGCCCTCAAGGTACTGCTGGAGCAGGAGTTACATCATTAGCCGCTATTGGAGCTTCACCAAATGCAAACGGAGGAGTAATAGCCGCTAATGTATTGACTCTTGAACCCGCAAGTGCATCATTTGGAGGTTTAGTTACAACTGCTGCCCAAAATTTTGCTGGTAATAAAACATTTAATAATAATGTCGCTGTACAACAAAATTTAAATTTATTGGCAACAACGGGTTCTACTGTAGGAAATATTTTAATTGGTAATACAACATTACATAATTATTCATCAGCTTCTGGTGAATCAAATGTCTTTTTAGGATTTGGAGCTGGAAATTATACAAATGCTACTACTAATGTAATTGCTATTGGAACTAATGCTGGAGCAGCAGTCAATACTGATGTGGATGAAATTCTCATTGGATTAAATGCAGGATTAGCATTAGCATCTGGCGCACAAAATGTTTGTATTGGGAATGGAGCTGCTGAAGGTTTAGTATCTGGTAGCGGAAATGTTATCATAGGAAATTTAGCTGGAAATGTATATACTTCGAGTGAAACTAATAATATTGTGATAGCAACTTCTGGAATTGTGGGTGAAAGTAACGCAATTCATATCGGAAATGAAGCTACACAAACATCTTGTCAAATAGCTGGTATTTTTTCAGGTACTGAATCTCAATCTAGCACTTCTAAGCATATTGTATTTGCTGATTCATCAGGAAATATAACTGCCTTGGGTAATTATAATCCAGTACCTGCATTAAATTTTCTATCTCTTAGTGGTGATACTATTGCATCCGCATCTTCAAGAGGAGTAAGTCTCTCAACCCCCTGGCCCGTAGCAATCGATTTATCTTTAGTTGGATGTGTGGTTACTTTAAGAATCGCTCAATTTCAAGTCACAGGAACATCAGGAATATCTTCAGAAGTGATTTTTACAGTACCACTCCCATCATACTATAGTCCTCTAACATATACAGTATGTCAAATGATTGCTTTTGGACAATTAGGAATAGGACCAAATAGTAATATTGCTACTCTAGAAATTGACACTGGTGGAAATATTACAATAATGTCACCAAATCCATTATCTGGCCCAAATACTGGAACACCACAAGATATATGTATCACTTACTTAGCTGTCTAACATTATAAAAATATCAAGTATTATTATAATGTCTTTAAACTTACTAACAGTACCTAATAATTATAATATTTTTTGCAATAGCATAACTCAAGGGAATTCAGATGGTGCAAATATACCAACAATGAATGTTACAATACTCGATGCACAAGCTATCGTAGCAAGTCCAGCAATTGGATTAACAAGTATGGCAATAAGAGGAAATGTTACCGTACCTCCTTTTGGACCCCAAATTATTATGACTTCATTATCTGATGATTTTAATAATTTAATAACAATGACAATTCCTCAATTTTCTTTGATATCATGGACCGGATCAGCAACAGTACTTATACTACAATTAACATCATCACTTCCAGCTCAATTTTTACCAGTATTTCCAGTTGAATGGACAATTCCATTTAATTATTCAAATACAACAGGAGTAGGACCATATTTAACAGGACCAGCAATATTATCATTATCAGCAACAGGAGTACTTACAATTACAGGAAATTTTGCTTCAGGAGCTGCGGTAACCCAAGCTTTCGGTCCTCAAACTACGGGACCAATAGGACCAGTTGCTGATATTTATGTTCAGTACGGTGCTCTCGTCTTACCTTAATAAAAAGATATCATGTTATAATATAATGTCTTTAAATTTATTAACGGTACCGAATGTTTATAAATTATTCGTAAACGGTGCTACAGGAGGAGGTGGAGTAACAGGACCAACTGGCCCTCAAGGATCAAATACAGGATTTACAGGAGCCACAGGCCCAACTGGATCACAAGGATCGACAGGACCCCAAGGAATTGTCGGACCTCAAGGATTTACCGGATCTACAGGAGCTGCTTCAACTGCACCTGGGCAAACAGGGGCGCAAGGTTCAATAGGACCTCAGGGCTCTACAGGAGCAACAGGAGCAGGTTCAACGGCACTAGGTCCAACTGGAGCGCAAGGTTCAATTGGACCTCAAGGGTCTACTGGATCTACAGGAGCAGCTTCAACCGCACCCGGGCAAACAGGACCTCAAGGTAATATAGGACCTCAAGGATCTACCGGTGCAACAGGAGCAGCTTCGACCGCACCAGGTCAAACCGGAGCAACGGGACCTCAAGGATTTACAGGAGCCACAGGAGCCGCTTCAACCGCACCCGGGCAAACTGGCCCTCAAGGTAATATAGGTCCTCAAGGTTCAACAGGAGCTACGGGAGCAGCATCTACCGCACCAGGCCAAACTGGTGCTACAGGATCTCAAGGTAATAATGGACCTCAAGGATTTACGGGACCTACAGGTAATCTCGGTCCAACAGGTCCAAATACAGGATTTACCGGCCCCACCGGAGCTCAAGGTCCAACCGGCCCTAATACAGGATTTACAGGCCAGACAGGACCTCAAGGAAATACAGGACCAACAGGACCCAACACAGGATTCACAGGAGCAACCGGTGCAACCGGCCCTCAAGGTCCTACAGGAACAGGTCCTGTAGATATAATCCAGATAAATTTAGCACCTCAGGCAATAATAACCTTTCCCTCAACTACCATAGTTAATCCAGCTGTACGAGGAAAAGGTGTACCTTCGCCAGAGGGGCCGCCAATTTCTCTTTATATTACACAAAGTACGGTAGGATCTCAAATTTTGGTTACAATACAAATACCACAATTTCAATTTAATTGGACTCCACCAAGTGTAACATCATTTACTCAAATACAATTATTTATTGGATGGCCAGCACCTTATTTGCCCTTCTTTACCAATTGTTGGGAAATAGCATATCGAAGTAGTACTAATATCATTACAGGTTCCGCAGTAATAATACTAAATACATCTGGTGAATTATTATGGCTTCCAGGTTTCGGGAATACTTTAGGAACATATCCACAAGTATTAGGAACCGTCGGTGATCTTTATTTGACATATGCGGCTGGATAATTTGTTATGATACACTATTAGATAAATTATATCAACATATAATATATCTAATCATGGAAAATCGATATGATCCTATGAAAATTGAATCAATACGAGAACGGAAACGAAATTACAAAAGATTTCTTGAAAGTAAGACTCTCCAAATGTATCCAACCAAAGTATTACAAGAAGTAGATAACCTTTCGGTAGATCCAATTGATTTCCCTGCAAGAATTTTTGGAAGTTACGCATTTCGTGTTCAAAAATATCCAGGAGATGTAGACACATTTGAATTTTTTCTCGATTGTTGTAGTCCAGAAAGTGTCGTGAAGAAATTTGTTCCAAAATTCAAGAAGGTAGTTCAAGATATTCTAGATACTCCGGGACATTATTATTCTGAAACCAAAGCTGGTTTAGATCATCGATATGATATCAATATCGGATTATTAAGAGCTGGGCATTGTAGGTATTCTCCGGAATTAAAGAATACTATTGAAGAATTGTACATGACTGGGCTAATAAATGCTTATGAATACAGAATCATTTTTTCTTTGTTAGATAGAACTGATGATTTAGATTCAAATGAATTTGAATTGATCGAGAAGATAATTCGTAATTATTATGTTCTAAGATGGTCTTCAGAAGAAATCCTTAGGGGTTACAAAATTCTTCCTCTTAAAGTTAAAAAGACATTAAATGATGCATGTTTAGATGTTACTCTTTTGAAGATTGATGAGATTACATTTCTTGATGGTAATGTAACTGAGATTACCAATGTTTTTCGATTAGGATACTACCCGATAGGCTCAAAGAACAAAAAAGAGATTGACATTGCACGATTAGAAAGAGATCCTCACGCAATACCCGATGTTCATATTTTCAATTATACTGAAGGAAGTTTGCTTGTAGAGATTGAAAAATTTTATTACTCGAACATGTTCTATAGCCCTTTCAAGATGATCAAGAGATTATTTTCATATCTCAAAAAATATCCTCAATCGCAAGGTGTAGAAGAACAACAATTTTTGAAGAAACTGATTGGATTTGTAGCGGGCGAGACATCCAAGATGTATCAGATAAGATCCGAGTTAGAAACTGCTGCTCTTGTTATCGAGAAACGAAAAATAGCTAAAGTAGCTTTCAATAAACAACTTGATCTCATCATTAATAAAATCGCAACAACCGTTGATATCCCTGAATCAGAAGCTTTGGATATAATAGAACTTATTGATGAAATGCAGAGAACAACCAAACAGGAAATTCAATTAGATAATATCGATAAAATTTCTAAGATCTTAGAAATGTACATCAATTATAACACAATATCATTCTTGGATAGAATCGGATATAATCCACTACCAGATTTTGTATTACCCTCCTTTCCAAAATACGATAGACGTATCGTTAGAACTCCATATGATCATAAATACAATATTCTTTCTGAATTCGATGATGAAGGATTTATCAAAGCTGGTTGCAATTCTTGCGGAGGCTATCATATACCATAAATATTAAAATTTAATAAAAATTTAATATTGATTAAGACGACGACGCATCTGAGCTCTTGATAAATGTCGACCACCCATCATTTCAGCATTACCAAAACCAACAGATTTCGCAGCACGAGAACCAACTTGAGCGATAGGATGAGGAATCAGAGATAATCCCTTACTTATGAGTTTATTGTCTTTAACAAAATTGAATAATTTAGATCCAAAGTTTTTCAAACCAGACCAGAAATCACCAGATCCATGTACATCTTGAGCATCTTGAAGACTAACACCAGGTTTATTATGACAATCAAGCACATCATTTGGAGAAAGACAGCCAGTGTTAACAGTAGCACTACCAACTGAAGTGATAGTGAATGAACCTTCGAGTACCATTACAACATACATAGTGGCAAAAATAGCATTCGATGAAACATTTTTGACGGTAGCGTTAACTTGAATCATACATTGATTGAGAACACCTGCAGTGAGCAAAGGATTTGCCATTCCAATATCAGTACAGAATTCTACACAAACAACACTCCCAATAGTTCCAATTTGACTAGTAAAATCATTGCTATAAACAGGGCCGCCGGACCATTGCTGCCATCCCATTTTACATCCATTTTTAACAGACATTAAATATAATTGTTGCATTGTCTGAGGTGCCAAAAGACCAGTGTTATTTAAAAACTGAATATTTACATTTTGGATTTGAAAGAACGTATCCGTATTAGTAGAACTAGCATATAGATCAGAATTTCTTTGCCTTACATATATATACATCTTACGAGGCACTTGACTGATTTGCAAATTGTTAGAATTGATAGTACCAGATGCTCCTGGATCAAATGAAAATTGATCAGTTGGATATCGTTGTATATCGAAATATGGATATGTAATAGGAACATCCGGTGGAATAACCTGTGTTTCAAGAGGAGTAACATATTGAAATAGAAGATTTGGTCTATTTCCTCCCATATTAGTAAATGAATCTGGACCTCCGGTTAATCCACCCATTACCATTGAAATACTTTGAATTACATTGGTTCCACCATTATCATCATGTGACCATAATCGATTTGCTGCTTGTCCAATTAGAGTGAAATTATAGTCCAGAGTAGAAACATTGAAAAATCCACAAGCATTACCTTTTCCAAAATAAAATGGTGACAAGAAAAGTGGTTCACATGAAGCAAGATCAACAATAGATGTCAATAAAGTACCTGCGACAGTTTGAACTGGATTTGAGAATATTACCATACCAGGAAAACCCGCTCTACCAATTTGAGTACCATCTTGGGATGTGCCGTAAGTTGATAACGGAGATCTATTTGACAAAAATAAGTCACCATAAACTTGACTTTGATCTTCATAAGATGGAAAAGTCGAATAATCTAAATTCTTGCAATCTTCATCCGTGTTATAATGAGCCATAGCATGAATAATATCAGCGACATTGACTGAAACTGATTGATTGTTAATCGTAGCTTGTAAAGTTTCAATAATAGACGAAATCGGAAATGCACGAGGTGCGTCCCTATTCGGCATAATAATACTTTGGCCAACTGGAGGAATACCAGTAAAAGTCAATCTCACAGGACAATATAAATATTGTTTTCTTGATACGAAAACTCCTGCGCTAGGAGGAGGACACGAAAAATTTAGAGCGCTATTTGATATACTTGTAGTATTAAATGGTTTATACGTAGTTTGGGATCCACTTTTTATAACCGCATAGGTTCTTTGGCGTTCCACATTTACTAATTCATCAACGCAGCATACTGCTTCTAATGGTTGAAATGATAATGACATATCTAGCTATATAATAACTAGATATTTTATTAACATTTATGCGGATTTCTCTGTATTTATATCTTTCTTCACAAACACGATTTTCACTTCAATCTGCTGATATGAGCTGATTTCGATAGGATATAAATTTCCTACGCGATCTTGCCAAAAGAATCGTAAATCAACTTTTTGTAAAGGAAGATCAGATAAGAGATCAACGTAACGATATTGAGCGGAGGGCAAGTAATACGCAATCGTCCTACTCTCACCCGTTCGCCCTTCAATTTCTGGCACGTAATCTGAAATAATAGGGAATGATACATTTACATCTCCATTTCCGAATGATGCTGGTACTGCTTCTGCGTTAATAGGAATTCCTGCTGTCGTAATAATAATTTTACGAATACTAGACCAATACTGAAGAGTTGGATATTCTTGGATAATTCTATAAAAAGAAAATCGATTATTTCCCGGAGATAACCCATAAAAAGGGGGATAATATATATTTTGATCTGTAATACCAGAACTAAACAATATAAATTCAAAATCATGCCCTTCCGGATCATCATTTGCGATTCCTTTAAATGGAAATGAATCAATATATGTCTGAAGAAGAGTATTTACATAAATAACAGGTATTTCTGTAAATGGTGGATTTACTAATTGTCCAAAAATATATGGTACTACTAAAGAAATTAATGATGTAGTTGGATCTAAAAATATATAAGGAGCTACTAACGGAATAACTGGAGCTGGACTAATAGTTCCTGCTAAAGTAGGTAAGGGAGATAAATCCCATGCTGCCGATAATGCAGTATTTATCATTGATATCAATGTTATATAATCAAAAACATAATAATAAGGAGTAATTACTTGAAAAGGTTGATCTTGTTTTGGAGCTGGATAAGGATTTTCAGGAACATACACTAATTGAGAATAATAATTAACCCCTAGATAACTAATACCCACAAAAAATGGTGTTAAATTTGAACTTGCTGGATAATCAAGTGCCGGAGGAACAACGGGAGGTGGAGTAAATAAATTAGGAATTACTGGCATTATCATCAATGGTACTTCATCTAATGGTATTGTGAATCTAATCACAGAACATTTATAATCAGACGATTTATTCAAAATCGGTGTTGTTTTTGTTGTATCATATGCAGTAACTTGTGGAGCAGTATTAGATAAATAATTAATTACACCTCCACTTGGTTGGTGAAATACAGTTGGTATTAATCGATTATGTTGTACTATAACATTTAAATAAACATGATTATTGCCCGCTTTAATAGCAGTTGTAGTAGTAATTTGGTGACCATCTCTGTGGGTACTAACATGATAAGGTGTCTCAGATTCCTGTACATCGCCTCCCTTCTTCTTACCGTAACTTTGTTTGCGAAGCTTATCATAATCTCTTTGTAACATTATATATTTAATTGATATATTAAAATCCTTTTTCGGGGTTCATTGTCAATAAAGTTACAAATTCATCGGCGTTTATATTATATTCAGAACAGAAATATGTAACATAATCATGATATTCATCATCGTCCATAACTCGGCAAAGAAGGCGAACTGCACAATGTCGCCCGCACGTTCTGATATTTGGTGCTAATTCTTGGTAACCGAAATCGTTATAAGTTAGTTTATACGGACTTTTGTCAAGTAGGATTGAAAGATATGGATGATCCTCATTGTTAAGTTTTGCGAAATGCTCGGGAATAAATTCTAACCCGTCATCTGGGTAGCCCCCATATGGATTGAAGAAGCTGACTGTTTCCGGGTTTAATTTCCATAAACAACACCAGTGCCCATAATTCTTCTTAGCTTCGAATAGGAGAACGCACATCCCGTTTGGCCCTAGAACTTCATCGATATCTTTGTAATTTGGTAAATGTGGATAAAGTATCAAACTATTTTTTCCATCTAAGATATCGAAGAGATTCTTATCTGATAACGATATTTTTTCGTAATGCTTAAGCACTTTTGGTTCCATATCTCATTATAGTATAAGTAGTTAAATTTTCCAAAAAAGTATAGATTTTCCAAAAAGTATAAATTTCTTAAAAATAAAATATTTTGTAATATTATAAATGTCCCACAACACTAACCCAACTGAAGAAGAAGCCCGAGCAGAAAGATATGAACAGAAATGCATGAGAGATGTACAGAAAGTTTTCGATAGGATTGCTTCAGAACAACCAGTTCAATTTATAGGACCACCTTCCGAAGAGGAACCTATGAATATCAGTTATGTTTCTGATGAATTAATTTCTGAGGAAATGGAATTAGGTTGTTTCGATCTTTTACCTGAATCATTTGAATATTCTAAGGAAGAACTCAAAGAAATGAAACGACTTCGAAGGAAGATAATGAAAATGAATCAAGTACTCAATTCATTTTCTAAAATGTTTCAAATCATTGAAGATGAACGATGGTATGTAACACGAAAAATGGGTAGGAAAGTATACGAAGAGAAACGATATATTCGGAAATTATGCGATTTAGATGGGCGCGAATTCGATTTAGCGTGTCTAGTAAAAGAATATCGAATAGAATTGAGAAAAACGGAAGTTCGATTGGCACGTTTGAAGTGTAAACAAACTAATATATAATTTTTTTTGAAAATTATCTATAGTAATAATATACATGACCGATACAAATAAAAAATCAAAATGGGATGAACTCACTAAGCTTAATATGATTAGCAGTATGCTCTCTAGAGAAAAAAAGTTTTTAGAAGAAACACTTGAAATTCTTCGTGAAAATAGATTAATAGATATGGAGAGAAATATCGAATTATATAAATATATGACAACTCCAATAGAAGATATTACAATATTACCCGAAATAAATATAAATACTGATCAAGATAAACAAATCGAAGAATACGAATCTAAAATAGGTATCATTAGTGTTAATTATTGGATAATACATAAGAGAATTAGTGAAATTGGAAAAACGGCATATTCAGTGAAGTGTAAACAAACTAATATATAATTTTTTTTGAAAATTATCTATAGTAATATTATATACGATTGATATGGCTAAAGAAATTCGAAAAGTTGAGATCGAAAAACTTAGATTTATCGGAAAATTGATATCAAAGGAAATGGCTGATTATGAAGAAAGTCTTGAATATCTTAATCGAATTCGATTAATGGACAAGCGAAATATCGAATTATATAAATATATGACAACTCCAATAGAAGATATTACAATATTACCTGAAATCGACATGAATACTGATCTTGATGAACAAATCAAATCATTGCGAAACAAAGTAAAAATTCTTAATGAGAATTATTGTATTATTCAAGATAGAATAGAAGATCTTAAATATGAATGGCAGACTCATACTTTATCAGTGGATGGTAAAAACCATATGTGGAAGTCAAGGGTAACATCAATTAACGAATCAAGGGGCTAGGATTTGGCTTTCCTTCGTATTCATAACTAATATATGACATAATATTATTATGTCATATAGACGTTCGCGATTTTATGGGGGAGATTGTGCTCCTGGTTTCAAACTTCGAAAAGCGTATTGTGTTACTGAAAAATGTGTTAGATCAAATACTTCTGGTTTAGATGAATGGCGGTCATTTTTTAATAATTACAGAGAAGAACATCCTAAAGTACCATTTAGAGAAGCTCAAAAGAAAGCATCAATACAATGGAAAACACCTGCACGCATACGCAAACAAATCAAAAAAAAAGTATTCAAAGGAGTTACGATGGATTATCCAGAAGATATTTATGAACACGAACAAGAACAAGGTGATCATTTGAATTATCCAGAAGATCTTTATGAACACGAAGATCAGGGTAATTTGAATTATCCAGAAGATCTTTACGAACATGAAGAACAAGGTGATATAAATTATCCAGAAGATCTTTATGGACATGAAGAACAAGGCCGTAATTTAAATTATCCAGAAGATCTTTACGAAGAGGAAGAACAAGGGCGTCATTTGAATTATCCAGAAAAAAAATCCAAGAAAAAGAAACGCAAGAAATTTAATATCCCAAAATTGAATTTACCGGTTAGGACTATGAGAATAAGTACAAATTTATTGAGACCTAATGATTTTTCAGCAACTAGTTGGCATGAATTCTTAAGTATATATCGGCAATTACATCCGGAATTAACATTTCAACAAGCACAAACAAGAGCATCGCATGTATGGGGTAGATTGAAAAAGGCGAAAACTCCTAAACAAGTTGATAAAATTTTAGATACTGAATTATAGATGTTCATTTTCACACTTAGAAAAAATATATTACCTAATATAAATGATATCAAAAGAAGATCAACGGGCTATAGTTAGTGTGTTATTAGAGGAATATCATTTATACCATCATGAAATTATTAGGATTAAAATGAATAGATATGGTATTGATAATTTTAGGCTTTTTCAACTTGATACCGATGAAGGTAAAAAGTGGAGAAAATGGTACAAGAAATCAATTGATAAACAAATAACTAGTCTAAAATGGATATGCTACCAATTATCACACTTAGAGTCTTAAGTCATTTTATTCACGGTAGCCGCGAGAATAGGCCGCCCGTGCCTGTTTTCTAGCTCTTTCCCGAGCATATTGTCTTGAAAGGCCATTGCCGGGTGCGTAATAATATTTATGTCCGTGTTGTCCCCATTGATAATAATAACCTAACGCGTCTGTTCCGCGATGTATCGGCATGATTAATATCTTATTATAATATAAACAGATATTAATAGTTCGCTGACATATTCTTTTAGACATCCTCTACTGGAGGAGATCTAAGTCATTTTACCGAATATAATGTTAAGGATATTAATATAACTTAGTTATAATCCATTTTATTATCCTCATGGAGGATAACTAAGTCGTTTTACCAGATATAATGTTGGGTATCATTATATGACTACTCAAGAAGGATTTGATCGCGGGGTAAAGTTTTCTGATATCAAGAAATCTTTAATCGATGCTTACAATCAAACATTAAATGAATTTAATGATATTGATCCGAATGATAGATACTTTGCTAGTAAAAGGCGAAAGAAGACTCATCGCCTTCTATATATACTTATCGCTATTATCCAATTATTCAATGGTTCGCGGATTAGCGAGGCTTGCAAGGCCTTCAGAAAAATGCTAGAAGAACGGGATTTTGATAGTAGAGTTAAAGTAAAGATATCTAAATCAGAATCAATTAAATACAAAAAAGACGGCGAGCAATATACTACTAAGCCTCGTTATCGATTTATCATATTCCCTATTGCGTGGGTATCTAAGGATACTTTTCCGGATAAGCATCTTTATTGTAGTGTTATGTATGTTAGAGAAGATGCTATTAAGAAACGCGTTTTAGATTATTTATTGAAACATCACGAATGTAATACACATTCACTTAGATATGCTTACATCAACCATATGCTATATGTGAAAAAAACAGAACCAACTCTAGTAGCGAAACATGTAGGCCATTCCAATACTGCGCAACTTGTCCGTTACACTCAACGAATTGAATCTGATAAATTATTTGATATGGATCTTTAACGACCGTCAAGTGTTTTAGATCGGACTATCCTTCTGATAGCTTCCAAATGCTCAACTTCCATTCTATGTTTTCTAGTCTTACGATGAGTGGTAACGTTAGTTTTCGTATATCTGCCTCCACAGATAGAGCAAATTGCTCTGTTTTTCCTATCATAACCAGTTTCTGTGGATCCTTCAGCCTTGACTTCGGCTAATTCACTTTGTAAAACATTAATCATTTCTTCGATTTCAATTTTAGACCGTCTTTGCTGTTCCATGTTTCTAATATAATATTATATCTTATATTTCATAATGGGAGATATTATGAAATGTAAGAAACCCCAGAGTTTACACTAATTTCTATTGTAATACTATAATGTTAAGCTTAACTGAAGGTCGCCCGATAGCGAAAAGTGATGGAAAGTCAATAAGTCGTATGCTTATTGGAGTTGTTGATCCAGATGAAGATTCGAATGAAGAAAGAATACACGAAGGAGGCGATTATATAGGATGTGGCTTGTGTTGCGATTTTTGCGATAATGATGAATGTCAAGAAGAACCTTGTTGCGAGAATTGTCATATTTATTATGATTTAAATGAAAGTGATGAAGATGCTGAATCACTTGGGGAAGGTTATCGAAAACGTGTTAGTGCCCTCCCTAATTCGAAGTTAGTCGCTCTTCCTGATTTAACTGGTAGGTTTGTTGAATATATTGCCGGTCCTTCTGGAGTTGGTAAATCAACTATTGCTGCTGGATTGGCTCGAGAATGGTCTAAAGTTAATCCCGGTAGTCCTATTTATATATTTAGTCGTACTAATGCTCGAGATGATCCCGCTTTCAAAGGTCTAAAATTGAAGCAAATTACTTTAGATGATACTTTGGTTAGTGAACCAATTGATATTTCAACTGAGGTAAAAGAGGGAGGATCTCTGATGATATTTGACGATTGTTGTACTATTAGTAATGATAAGATTAAGAAATCTATCGAAAAATTAATGATGGACGGTATGGAGGTGGGGAGGAAGCTTCTATGTAATTGCATCATTACCAATCATTTAATTAACCCTAATGAGAGAGGGCTAGGGCGTACGATCATGAACGAGATGAATTATCTCACAATATTCCCTAAAAGATCTGGTAGTGTTAAACAGATTAATTATGCTTTGAAGAATTACTTAGGGCTTGATGAACATCAAATCGATGAGATTATGAAATTGCCCTCAAGATGGGTTAGAATCAGTAAAAATTATCCCAAACATGTAGTTTATGAACGCGGTGCATATATTCTCGAATAATAATTGATTAATTACTATTAGAGATCATCATTGTCAAAAATACGCTTCTTAATTCCTAACCAGAATCGTTGGCCCTTAATTGGAGTAGATTGAAAAACTCCTAATTTTCCCATAGCATCTTCAAATAATGTTGGAGACATAAGTAAGTCAGGTTTTGTTTGTTTAAATTTATTAAGCTCACTAACAAGTACTTTATCATTACGATCTTTTGTGATAATATATTTCTCATTTAATGCTTCTTCGATTTTATTACCAAGTTTAGCTTCTTTGGTCCATCTATTGCGTACTTCAGGATCAAATTTGGGGAATCCACTAACTTTGTAATTATCATATGCATCAAGTAGAATATGAATTAAACCTGAAATAAATTGTTCTGTTTTGATTTTTTCTACAATATTTTCATCCATCAAACGGTGATTAGGAGCGTCGTCTAATTCTTCCTTTGATACAAAAATATAACCAAATTCGTCATATTTTAATCTATTATCTACACCTTGATCGAAAGGGCGGATCTCTGGAATATCATTTAGGAAACAAAATGGTGTGAAATGCGGTGTGTAAGGAGTTTCTGATTGATAATGACCACGGGCTACTAACCTATCGCCTCCTGCTAATTTCTTGATATAATTTCCGTTACAGGCTACTTCTAAATTTGCTTCACTTGAAATTATGATTAAACAATATCGTAATTCCATTGCCCATCTAAGTTTCTGTGCTTCCTCCTTAGAATCGTTCTTTGAACTACATCCTAATGATTCCATGTTAAAAGTTCCTATGATATTTCCGAAAACATATTCGAGAGCTTCCTTTAATTTAGACTTTCCGGCATTTGATGCACCAGGACACATGTAAAAATTCTTCAAGAAAGTACCAGCTAATGCACATGCAAATGCGGTAATTAATCTCTCTGGGTTATCTAACATTTTGTTAAAAAGTAAATCCATGACATATTTAATATCCTTGTCTTTACGAGTGGGAAAGTTCCAAGGGCAACCCACATGGAATACGATCTCCGGGTTAAACCCGCTAGTGAATTCACTTTTCTTAAAATCATAATAACCATCTAGGAAGAGTAGATAGCCCTTTGAAGTATGATCAGTCTTTTGAAGCCATGTTGGATCATCTGCATACACTCTTAAAAATGGCTTAACTTTCTCCATCAACGAAGCATCGCTACCGTAACTTGCAGTTTTCTCTTCACCAGTTTTGGCATCTCTACTAATCACTTTGATAAGAAAATCTTTATGTTTGACTAAATAATAATTCAATGTTGTATATTTTACTTTGGGAGAATCTTGGTTATCGTACATCCCCGTCTTCTCATTGAAAATGTAAAGTTCTCCACAACAAAATTTGAATTTATTAGCTCCCTCGATTTCTATTAATTTCCGAGCAGCATCAGCATCATCATTAACATATGTGGAAAAATTAGGTAACTCAAAAGATAATTTCTTATCCATCGGTTTGATCTCTAAACTAATTTGATAACCAGTAGAATTCTTCACATGTATTTCACATTGTCGCAATGTTTTCATGATATATTCTTCCATAATAATTCCATTCATAGGTTTTCGATTCCTAATCATAATTCCATCAAAACATAATACTCCAACTACGAATTTCATTCTCTCAAATAATTTCTTCATTTCCATCATGCAAGTATGTTCTAATTGATTCAAGATAACTGATAATACTGTAGCATAAGGATGTGGATGTTTCTTCGGTTCTTTCAAAATCGCATCATAAAGTACCTTGTTCTCCGCCTTCTCAGCTAATAATTTCCCTATTGTTAACATCTCTAAACGATACCTTTCTGCAAATGTACGCCTATCATCGGGGGCTATTTCCTTACCATCAAGCACGTAATCTCCATGGTACATGAATCTCAGGAATAATTTTTTCGCTTCGTCTCGTTCTATCTCGTGATGGGCTTGGGCTTTTTCTAAACATAATTCCCTATTTTCAACATAAATAGCTAATTTAGGACATGCGATACCATTTTTTTGACAGTATTGTAAGAGTAGGTTAGGATGAGCATTAACCATGTCAATATCCCAGTAACGACCTTTGGCTAATGCATGACGTATCTCTTTCTTAATACTTTGAAGGCTAAGCCCTCCCTGGGCGTAAACACGACCTATCTTGTCTAAATCTTTCGAATGCCAATAAGTTACCGGTATTTTCCCATTTTTAGACATCTTTGCGAGATATTTCCGTAATTGAATTCGGAATTCTTCAGGGCAGTCCTCCGATGCAATTATCAGTTTCAATTTCTCAACATCTACTTCTTCGTAGAGGGTAACTACTGGTTGTGCTTTAGATTGGGCCATCGATTGTTATACTTATAGGAAATATTTTTTTTTAAAAATAATTCTCCCCAAAAATTCCTATATTAATTATCTACAAAAACTACACGATTTCTGCCCTTCCCAAGCCCCGGCCAGGAAGGCGAACCTTGGGAAGTCCTCCGAGGAATTTTTTATATACAATACTTTTCCAGAAATCATGTAGATTTTGTAGAAACCGAAAATT